TCTCCAGCCCCGGCATCGGCACGGCGATCTCGCTGCCATCAGGTTTGAAGATCCGATTGTTGTACACGAACGATCCGTTCTTCTGCCAACCGAACTGCGTCGGCACGTCCACCGCCTTACGCATCTGCGCCGCTTCAGCAACTCCGGCCCGCACGTAGCCGTACAGATACGGGTCCATCGCAACGCCACGATCTGCGTAGATGTTGTGCGCTGCCAGACATTTTAGAAGCTCATCTTTCGCCACCACCGCCTTGCTGGGCATGATGACAGGCGTGTACTCCACAATCTGCTGGGACGGCTCGTCAGCAGGACCGATGGTCTTGATCGCCATCAAGTGGGCCGCGTGTTCTTTCTCCTCGAGGCGCAGCAGGTCGACGACGAACAAGTCATAAGACAGCACCGGCACTTGTGTTTTGATCGTTACGCCTGACGCGTCAGTCTCTTTGATCTCGGCGAACACGCCGCCGTTCTTGCCGTAGAAAAATCCTTTAGGCGGTGGAGGGCGCTTGGTAAGGCGCGTGCGGCGGTTCAGCTCAACCCCAGCTTCATCGGCCTCGTTGGTGATGCCGTCTTCGAGATATTCAACGGCGTCGTCTTCATCAATAGGCGCTGTCTGCAGCGGGATCTCGTACACCTTCTCTTCGTCGCTTGCCACAACCTCCCGTCCCAACGCCAGCGCGTTGGTGATCTTGCCCCAGTGCGGACAGGTCGGACACAAACCCGGATTCTCGCTATCCATCTTGATGCAAGGGTACGGGCCTTTGATGTCGGCCAGCTTCTGTTGCATGCGTTCCGGTTCGTATGGGTGCAACTCCGAGAGCTTGACGTTGTACTCATGCCCGTCTTCGCACACCTTAGACCAAGAAAGAAGACCTCGCCAGAGCGGCTCCATGCCGTCTTCGGTTGCGTTATCGATGTAGTGCTTAAGCTGTGCGCAGCCTGTACCTTGTTCGGTCTTCAGCCAGATCGTTTCAAACCGGGTGACACTGTTACCGAGCATCGCCTCAGCAAGCTTCGAGCGTTTGCTGTTGGCTTTGGTGGGGCGTTTGCCTTCGAGTTGCGCGGGGGCAAAGTTGCTGCTGGCCGGCACATAGGCGTCCGTCAGTTGCGCACGTATCGCTGCGCCAAAGTGTAGTAGATCAATTGGCCCCGATCCCCGCAACAACAACTGCACTGGACGCGGCTCGGGATACTTCTCCTTGAAGTTCATTGTGCCGGGGATACGAAGTACGCGGGCAGCATCGGCAGTAACCGCCATGTCGATCTTCATGCCTTCTTGTTTGCACAGGCGTTTGAAGTTCTCAGCAATCGGTTGCCATGTGACGATGTCCGATTCTTTGTTGAGCGGCCAGTAGCAATGTAGTCCCCCGCCGGACGCCACGATGTGGGGTTGCCCGAACTGATCAAGCTGCGTCTTGGCAAGGAACTGCGCCAAGGCTAAGCCTGCCGCCTTCTTCGACTCGTAGCCATCCAGATCCAAAAAGATTGCTTTGATGAAGCGTGCGTTCTTTACGGTGCGGCGTTCCCGCTTAAGACTGAGCACTTGTTCATCAAAGGTCGAGAGAGCGAAGAAGATGTTTTTGTTCTTGCTCAACCATTCTTTTACGTGCGGTTTGAACTCCTCCAGACTGGAAACAAATTGATGCTCTCTTCTTTTTGTGCTCAGTTCTGCCAGACAATACACGCCGTGTCCGGGCGAAGGCAGAACGTCCGCAAGGAATTCCAGCGGTTTCATGCCTGTCCTTTAGCGTGCGGCGTCTACGAAATTTTCCAGTCGTTTAGCAAGCTCCATGATCCACGCACGCGCCCACTCTGGAACAGTCTCCATGTCCAAAAGATGCGCGTACTTGACCAGCTCGTCGTTACTCAGGTTCTGAGGTTGAATTCCAAACATATTTTTTTCCAAGCGTCGTCAGATGTTTTGGCGTTCTGCATGCAAACCAGCAAGCGTTCGATGTGCTCTTCGTACACCTTTAGAACGCCACCGCCCTTCATCCAGTTGTAGACGGACTGCCGTGACGCACCGAGCGCTTTGGCAAGTTTGGTGGCTGAGATGTCGTGATAGATCGCCCAGAGAGCAAGGCGGGTGCCCAGCTCGCTAGGAGGTTGCTGTTTGATGCGAGCTATGAAGTCGGAACTGTAAGGCATATTATCGGGGGCTTGCACCCCCGCCTCCTTATTGAGTGCGCCAAATGCGCACGCCGTCGGGCATCTTGCGCAAAGCAAACTTAAAATTCAGCGTCTTGCTGGCGCTATGAGCTGCCGTGCCGACCCGCGCCATCAGTCGTTTGATATTGCCTTCTGCCTCTTCTATAGGCACGAGGAAGCTCATGTTCACTTTCATGGCAGCGAACGGGTACTTGGAAGTGCGCGCCTGTTTGGTCTTTGCACGCGACGGGATCGGAATATTTTTTTGAAGCTTGTACATTGTTCTCTCCTGAGACGGGGGCCGAAGCCCCCGGTTGGTTTACTCGTCGTCCCAATCACTGACCATATTGACCAATGAGCTTTTTTGGTCGACTGGCGGTTTCTTGGGGGCTGTGCGAACCTCCGGCTCATCCACCTCCTCGACCGGAGCCGGCTTAGCAGCTTTCTTAGCCTTGGGTGGGGGCGGGGGTGCCTCGTCTTCCTCCGCTTCTGGAGCAGGCTCGGCTTCCACCTTCGCCTTGGCCGGCGGCTTGCCCTCAAGCTTCAACGGTGCTGCGACACCGTCTGTCTTGGCGACGGTCATCGTGATGGCCTTCTGAGCTTCTGTGGACTCGCCCTGCGTCTCGACGGTGGCGAACTCATCGTCGGTCAGCCAACGCATCGCTTTGAAGAACAGCTTCGGCGACTCGGACTTGGTGTCGAACTTCATCCGCGTCACGACGGTCTCCGGACTGATGTCCTGCGCAGCAAGCCAGCGAGCATACTCTTGCAACGGGCGGTTGTCGCCGTCTGCCTTGCCGAAGATCGACGTGGCAGGCAGTGCCAGCTGCAGAACATCTCCCTCGACACTGTCGGCCAGCACCACGGCTAGACGCTGTTGGTAGCGGCATGCACGGCTGTTGCCTTGCCCCGAGCCTGCGATGTTCTTGGGACACTCCGAGCAGCGGCTTGCCTGCTTCTGAGCGCTGTCCGGGCTGGGCGTCTCACCGTCGGCAGACCAGCAATCTGGACCGGTTACGGTGTCACCATCATACGACTTCGCATAGAACACACGGCTGACCTTGGGCGCGGCTTTGACGATCACGACATCGAGATACCGGTCCTCGATGGAGGCGACCTCCTTACCACCGGACAGCAAACGGAACACACCCCCCTTGATGGAGATACGCTTGCCGGTATTGGCAGCACCACCAGCCAGTGCCTTGGCGGTTTCGGACAGACCTTTGCGAGCAAAGGCAGGGACTTGGGACGGATTAAATAGAGCGACGTTGCTCATGGTTTCCTCTTACTTGTGGGAGGGTTTACGAACGGAAATGCTGAACTCGGAACTGCTGTTCAGACCGGGGGGCATCAACGAGGGGTTCTCTTTCAAGAACGTCGCCATGTTGGTCTGGGCAATACGCTTCTCGAGCAGATCAACGGCATCGTGCTCGATCACAAACTGCTTGAACGCATCCCAGTCCTGCGTGTTGTAACGCGTCTTGGTTGAGAGAATGACCGTGCCTTCGTCGGTGTTCACAGACTTCACACCGAGGGCCAGCATGCGGTCCTTCAACTCGTTCTTGATGGTTTCTTGCTGAGCTTTCAGCGCCTCGACTTCTGACTCGTACGTGGCTGTTAGCTCTTGAATGCGGGCCTGCATCTTACGATACACCCGCGCCAGTTTGTCCATAGGGACATCTGCGGTCTCAGACATGATCTTCTCCTGTCGAAGTGTCTAAGGGTTGTAAATGTTTTGACGATAATACAGGTTTTTACAGTCGGTGCAAGTCTCCTTTTAATTTTTTTCTTTGATCTCCTGATCGAACATCTCGACCAGCAGCGTGTGATCGTTCACCTTACGGCTCATCGCTCGGAACATACGTTCTTCGATGGGGCTGCTCTGAATGTGGACGACCGTGACCTTGTCGCTGTTCTGCCCTTTGCGGTCTGCACGGGCGATACACTGGAGATACATCTCAACAGACATCAGTGGACCATAGAAGATCACTGTGTCCGCAGCGGTCAGCGTGATCCCGTGGGCGGTGGCTTGTGGCTGCATGACGAGTACCCGCGCCAGATCCGTGTTTTGAAAATCGTCGATGATACGCGCACGTTTGGTGGCGCTTACACCACCGTGGATCTGTGCGTTCTTGATACCGTGCTTGTCCAGATGGCGGGTGATGGTGTCGATACTGGAGCGGAACAGCGCGAATACGATGACCTTTCGGTCAGTCTCTTCAATCACCTCCATCAACGTCTTCAGACGTGGCAGGCAATCAAACTCGACCACTTCTTTCTCGTCGGTGTACGCCGCGCCGCACGATATCTGTAGCAGCTTGTTGACGGCCACACCCGCGTTGACTGCGGTGATCGTCTCTCCTGCTGCTTGTACAAGAAGCTGTTCACGTAGCAGCACATAGTACTTCTGTTGTTGCGGAGACATCGGGACGTTACGCGTCACGGTCACAACCGGCGGCAGATCAAGGCATTGTGCTTTGGTGTATCGAATCGCGGGCTGCAGCGCCGCATGCACCAGATCCTTTGCATTTGATTTCGGTGCCCACTTGAACTGCGTGATCTTGTTCATCACCTTGTCGCGCCACGCCGACATAAACTTTGGCACGCCGTTTGGATTGACAAGCTTTGCCAGACCGTAGGCATCGACAGGTGACTGAGAAGCGGGTGTACCTGTCATCATCCACAGGTGAGTATCGGGCTTGATGATGGATGCAAGTGCCTTCCAGCGCTGTGTGCTGGGGTTCTTGTAGGAATTCGCCTCATCGACAATGACCAGATCAAACCGACCGTCGGCGTTGATTTCGTTGGCGATCAGGTTTAGTCCTTCATAGTTGATGATGACAAACTCGTAGTTGCCCTGCACCAGTTCTACCCGACGTACCGCCTGTGCGTGATGGGCAATCACAGCGCTGCGATGAATGATGGAGTGATTGATGTCGTTCATCCACGCGCTTTGCATGATCGACAGCGGGCACAGCACCAACACACGCCGCACATGCCCAAGACTCATCAGATAGTCTGCCGCCCACAGCGCAGAAAGTGTCTTGCCGGTACCCGGCTCATTGAATACAAATGCTCGACGATGCAGCGTTAGAAAAGACGCGGTCTCTATCTGGTGCGCCATCGGGGTGAAACGTCCCGGCCACTTGTAGTTACGCCGGATGGGTGAGGGGGCGTTCTTAACGCCAAGGTTCTTGAGCACTCGCATCTCGTCAAGACCCCAGTACACTGCGACGGTGTAGCCGCCGGTCCAGCGCTCGACGACTTTGCTCTTGGGAATGACGGTGTACTTCTCCGGGTTGCGCGTGCGGATGAGCACGGCTTTGTTTTCAACAATTTCCATTTCAATGTCCGTTGTCGGATTGATTGCTGCGTTTGTTACGCAAACGCATATTGCCCTTCGTGCTTTTGCCGCCAGCCCGCAGGGGCTTGATATGGTCGATGTCTTTTCCAGTGCGATCCACCCCCTCCTTGTCATACAGACGTCGCGCACGTTGGCGCTCGATCTGGTCCTTGGTTTCGCCGCTTGCTTTCTGCAGCTTGTAGGCGTGCTTGTAGTTGCGCTTGCCGTTCACTTGAGTCATTTCAATGCTCCGGGTGAAGTTCACAGGTTTTGACGGGGCACCACCGACAAAGAGGTGACGCCGTTGGGTTCCACACGTCGTGCTCGAAGCTGGCCTCGAGTCGAGCGGTTCGCTCCCGATACTTGGCCCATGCTGCGTCCGCCTGTTCACGCAGCATCTGCAGCTTGACCATGTCGTCTTTGACGATAAATAGCAGCGCCGAGTTCGCTTTGCGGATGTGCGGGAAGTGTTGAAACACCATGAGCGACATCAAGATTAGCTGGTCCCTATCTGGGTATTTGTTATTGCCGGTCTTCCAATCACCGATCCAAGCGGTGAGGTTGTCGTCGTCGATGATCAAGATGTCAGCGATGCCGCGTACCCAGCTGTTGGCGGCGTTCCACGCACAGGGCTGCAAGTCTTTGGTCAGCGCCATCTCATACTCAGCTAACTTTCTTCCCGGCTTCTTCAACAGCGCGTCCACCACCGGCTGGAACTGCGCGTACATGGGCGGGATAGGCGTGTTGTTCTTGATGTAGTTCTCGATGGCTTCGTGAACTTGTGTACCGTAGCGAGTGGCCTCGGTCTCTTGGAAGGGATACTTCTGCAACACCTTGACCTGCTGATACCGACGAGCACAGCCCTCATAGTCTTTCAGAGAGCTGTGCGACCACCGCACGATAGAAGGTTTCATAGCTCGGCGCTGTTGATGGCTTTGTTGAGAAGCTGGGCAAACCGTGTGACGAACACCTCGCTGCGGTACAACGGGTGATCCATCTCGTACAGGATGGCATGCGTCAGCTCATGCCAGAAGGTCTCCTGCATCTTAGCCTCAGATAGAGGTTTGCCGTTTTCGCTGTGGATGTAAATGTCGCCGGGCGTGTAATCGATGTAACCCAGCGCTGCCTTGAATCGGTTGGGGGGACCGATGTGCACACGGTAACGCATCTTGTTGACAACGACGCTTCTTGGAATCATGTCACTCTCCTACTGTTTAGCCATACCATATCGACGGTGAACGCCACCGTCAGCGGCCAGAGGGATCCCCGGCAGGTATGAAGGCTCGAGCGTCATCTGCTCAAGCATCCATTTATAAGCAGCCTGCGCTTCATCATCGGGCGCAACTGCAATACATTCATCGTGAACGGTGCCGACTACAGGGTAGCGTTTTGCTATCCGTAGCATTCCGTCCGTCATCACAATGCGTGCGGTGCCTTGCACGACATTGTTCGTGATCTTTCCTGCGTACAGCTTGGTGGCGTCTGGACCGTATACCCACGATCTCCCACCGTCTGCTGTCTTTTCCTGACGAAGATTAGGATACCGGATCGCCATCCCGTTGGGAAGCACAATCTCTTCCTTCCGGAAGATCAGGCACTTGTGCGTGTACTCCTCGCCCTCGACCAGACTGCGCTCGATCAGAGACGAGAACAGCTCCCACAAACCCGTCACCGGGTATGCCGTCTCTCGATACACGTCGATGATCTTCTTGGATGCGAGGCAGTGTTCGAGCAATTCTTTGTCTGCACATGTGTGAGGAATCTTCGACATGCGCTGGAGGTTGTCTTCCCAATCAAGGAAGCGCTGCACGTAGTCGCCATCGACGCCGAGCTTCTTCGCCACCGCTCTGTCATACCGCACAGGCGGGGCTCCGAGGAATCCTGTCAGAAGCTGTGCGGCAAATGACGACCACCCCAATTGGTACCCGCACCCAAGCAAAGCAGACTTCGCCGACTGCCGGAGTTCGGGGTGGCTTTCTTTGGTCATCCCCGGTACATTAAACATCCGCGCACCGAACTGTGCGTAGGGGTCACCTTTTGCTCTGAAGATGTCAAGCATGTCTTCGTAGTCGGCGAGCCACGCCAGCACACGCGGCTCGATCTGAGACAAGTCCGCCACGATCAGCTGATGTTCCTCCGGGGCCATGATCGCCTTACGCAGGAAGCTCCCACGCTTCAGGTTCTGCATGTTGATGGCGCTGCCCTTGCTGGCCGTCCATCGTCCGGTCGTCGCTCCGTAGTACGACAATGGCACAGGCAACGG